AACGGTATTGTATCGGAACGTGTAATGTCGGGCGAGGTAGGCCTCGATCTCCCCGTTCTTTGATGAACGTCCGCCGTTGTCCGGTGTTTTGCTGGTGTTTATGTTGCTTCTATCTGCCTGTTTCTTCATGGCTGGCTGGGATGAGTTTTCGGGGGTGAAAGTGTGATGAGCATCCCCGGCATCCAAGCATGCAGCGTTGTCCGGCATAATGTTGCATCCGTTTGCGGCCGATTTCTTCAGAGAATAGGCTTTACAAGGGAGTGATTCGCCCCTCCGATAAGACAAAACGGCCGTGAAAGGAAAGGAGGCCGGGGACAATTCGCAGGCTGCTATCTGCTTTCACTTGCGGCAGTTTTCCGAATGGACGGAAGCGGAGTCCATGCTACACCGGCCATATCCTTACTGTTCCATTTGCATCCCTCCTGTTCCCGGTTGCATGGGTAGCGTTTTACGTGCAATTACGTTTGCCGTCGAAAACAGTAGAACCTGAACACCAACCAAAAACTAATATGTGAATCCATGAAGTATTTGATTATTACGGAGACCGATTGGCTGAGCCTGCGCGATGAGGTGCTGAGCCTTGCGGAATGTTGTCTAAAGGCTTTCGGAGAAGAGTCCAAACACACGGAATGGCTACACAACGGGGACGTCTGCCGACTGCTCGGCATCAGCAAACGCACTCTGCAACATTACCGGGATACGAACGTGCTACCTTTTGCGCAGATCGGGCATAAGTGCTATTACAAGCGGGAGGACGTGGAGCGACTACTCTGCGTGAAGTCTGACAAAACGACAAACACGAAAGCATGATGATGGAAGCGATTCAAGAGTTGAGTTTAGAGGCAGGCGAGATGCAGGTGGTCATCTCAGCCTTGCAACGAGTAAGAGGAAGGATTCGGGAAGTGTCCGAGACACACCGGCCACTCTTCTGTGGAGAGCATTTCCTCACGGGTAAAGAAGTATGTGAACGACTCTACATCAGCCCCCGTACCTTGCAGGACTATCGCGACCGAAAGATTATCCCCTACACGCAGTTTGCCGGAAAGATCCTTTACAAGGCCTCAGATCTCGAAAGGATACTGGAAGAGAATTACAAGGGAGGCGGGAAACGGTAAGACGCGAAAGGCGCATAATTGAATTGAAAACGGCACTTGGCAGCAGAGGAAGATCTGCACCAAGTGCCATTTTTTTAGAATATCTACATAGTGTTTTGAGAAGCAGTTCTGAATTTGTCTGTGGACTTTTTAAGGAGAATATGACAGAAAGTGAGGTACAGCATGGCTTCTGCGGACTCACTACATCGTTCTTAATTGATCGTCATTCTCCTGTAGTTTTCTATCCAAGAGAACGTTCTTTCTACGATCCATCTTAAGAGGAGAACAACAATCTTATGTGTGTCCTCTTTCGGGCGAAGTATAACTTTAAAATGCCAACCAAGTTCTTTGTGTAACAATGGCAATGTGCTCTTTTCGGCCTTTGATTTTCTTTCCTCTGCGAATTCCACATTCTCTACTGTCTATATGGGAAAGTATGGGAGTCGGGAGCAAGGGAAAGCGAGAAAGGGCGAGAGGGCCGATGGGTAGCGACTTTTGCCGCATCCTGCCGAGGCTTACGCCAGAGGGAAAAGGCAAAAAAAGGGGCTTCAAAGAGGGAGTTCAGTTACCTAATCGTTCCCCTTTTTGCCTTTCGGCAAGAGAACGCAATATGAGGTAACTAAACCGAGTCTTTTTCTCTTGCATTCAGTGTTTTGCGTAGCGACAAGTATCTCTTTTAAGGTTCCACTTTGTAAGCAACAAAACGATGAAAGAAAAAACGTTGAAGCTGCTCTTTTACCTCAAACGGGGCACAAAGAGCAAGGCGGGCAAAAGCCCGATTATGGCGCGCCTCAGTGTGGGGCGAACGATGGTACAATTCAGTTGTAAGACGGCCTGCTCCCCGTCGCTTTGGGACAGCCGCAAGCACAGGCTCGTCGGGAAAAGCGCCGAAGCCGTGGCCGTAAACGCCGAGCTGGACAGCCTGCAGGTCAGTGTCTGCCGCGCCTATGAGGACTTACGGAAGAAGGAAGGCGAGGCCGTGACCGCCGAGGAGGTCAAGGCCCTCGTCTTCGGACTTCGGAGCAACAGCCAAGGCCTGCTCTATCATTTGGAGGAATACCTCGCTCGCTTTCGGGAGCGGGTGGGGGTGGATCGCAGCGAACGCAGGTACAAGTTCCTCCGGGTTTTTCGGGGGCATCTCGCAGCCTTCCTTCGGCATCGCTACCGAGTGAGCGACTTCCCCGTGCACAAGGTGGACAAGGCCTTTATCGAGGAGCTCGAGGCCTACTTCGCGCAGGAGAAAGCCTTCAAGCTCAACACCACCGCCGGCTATCTCACCGTGCTGGCGTCGCTCCTCAAAGACTTGTACAAAAGGCGTGTCATCGACACCTATCCCTTCATGGGCTACTCCATCCGATGGGACGTCGGCACACCGCGCTACATCACCAAGGACGAGCTGCGGCGTATCATCGATTTGGACGACTCGCAGCTGGGGAGTTACGAGCTTGTATCCCGAGATATGTTCCTCTTTTCGTGCTTCACGGGCCTCTCTTACACGGACATCTACCACTTGACGGCGGAACATCTGATCGAGGAAGGCGGAATGACTTGGATCCGCAAGCCGCGTGTAAAGACGGCCCGGATGTGCCACATCCCCCTGCTGCCCGAAGCGTCAGCGATCATCGAGCAGTACAGGGGCATCCACACACGCGCCTTTCGTCACGAACCGCCCCGGGGCTACCTCCTTCCGATCCCCGGCTGCGACACCGTCAATATCCATCTCAAGAAGATCGCTGCGCTTTGCCACATCCCGAAACGGCTGACCTTCCACATGGCCCGCCACACCTTCGCCTCGCAAATGACCCTCGCCGAAGGGGTGTCGATCGAGAGCGTGTCCAAGATGTTAGGGCATAGTGAGATCAAGACGACGCAGGTCTATGCCGAGACTTCTCCGGAGCGCATTTTTAAGGACGTCACGCGCATCCTCCCAGCAATTGCCCATTATCATCTAACCAATTAATCCCCCGATCTAATGAAAAGTACCTTCTCGATCCTCTTCTACATCGACCGAAGCAAGCCGAGCGGCGAAGGACTGTGCCTCGTTCGCTGTCGCATCTCGTGCAATGGCCGGACGGCCTCGTTCTCCACCCGGCAACAGACTTCGCCCGATGATTGGCTGGCGAAAAAAGGGAGAGTGGGCTCCACATCCGCGGTGGCTCATGGTGTCAATCATGCACTGAGTGACATTGAACAACGATTGAATGCACTCTATGAGCGCACGCTCCGGGAGGAGCGATACATCACGGCCGAGTACCTCAAGGAGCAATACCTGCTTCAGGACAAGCCGCGGCAGACGTTCGCCGACATTTACTCGGCTCTTTGTGAGGAGAAGGCGGCCTATAAAAGCAAGGCCACAGCGCGGGGTTTTCGAGACAGCTACAAGAGCTTCGTCCACTTCCTTCGCGTGGGCTGCAGCGCTGTTTGCCCGACGAGGTGGACAAGGCGCTGATAGAAGCCTATCGCCTCTACATGCTGCGCGACTTGGGCTATAAGATGAGTTCGGTGGCCGTCTACCTGAGGCGTCTGCGCCAAGCCTTCCGGCGGGCGATGTTAGAGGCGGGGCTTCGAGAGGATCCGTTCGACCTGATCGACATCGAGACGCCGGCCTACGAACGCAACGCCCTTAGTGCCGAAGACCTGCAACGACTCTTGGCTTATCGCCCGCATCGCTCCGTGGACAACCACGTTCGGCTGATCTTCCTCTTGGGCTGCTTCACCGGCTTGGCCTTCTCCGACCTCAAGAAGCTCCGCATGGAAGACGTCTACACGCTCGGCGACGGGCGCCGATACCTCTCCATCTGCCGCACCAAGACGCAAAACGGCAGCATCGTGCCCCTGCTTCCCATCGCCGAGGAGATACTCGCCTACGTGGGGCAGGGTCGCACCGAGGGGCTGTGGTTCCGGGAGTTTCCCGTGAACAGTCATTTCAATCGAAAGGTCCGCGAGCTGCTCGTCAAGGCTGGTTGCTCGCCGCACACCGAGGCCAGTTCGCACACCGCGCGTCACACTTTCGCAACCACCATCTGCTTAGAAAATGGCTTGCCCATCGAGACGGTGAGTCGGATGTTGGGGCATCGCTTTATCTCCACCACCGAGTTATATGCCAAGGTGAGCAAGCAAAAGATTGCCCAAGAGATGCGTCCGCTGATGGGCAGCGAGCAGACGCAGAGGCTACGCCGTGCCCTGCGAGTTTGTCCGCCGAGGAAGAGGGCGGCCGATCTAAAGTGACGCCGGCAGGCCGCCTGCCAAAGTGGTCCGACACTCCGGTGACGTTGGCAGGCCGCCTGCCAGGACTAACCGACACTCCGGGGAAGGTGGCAG